TCTCCTAATTTTACCTTACTATTTAGTAAGTTTGTAAAACTAGATTATACACTACTTGCTACAAACGAAGTGTAACGCCAAGTAATATCAAAGGTTTCAATCTCACTTACAGTATCCATGTTCAACTCAATAGGTGAGATGACAGTCGGCCAACAGTTCTTTAGAACATATGTTTTGATTGCCCGATCTTCTCTGTCCAACTGATCTACAAACAAGTCAGCAGTATAATCTGAAACATTTGATAGTCCAGTTGATTCTGATAGATCATTGATACCGTTCATCCATCTTTCAATAGCGTTACGAATCATAAAGTCCGTATCGTTAAAGACTGTGGTTGACCAAGTCTCAAAGGTTCTATCACCAGCGAGGAACAATTGGCGTCCTCTAAAGTTGACAGGAATTTCTGTAATTGTTTGCCCTGGCAAGGAAGCAGTCCTTACCAAGAATGATGTTGTGTTTGTATCTAGACCTGTTCCAATACCAGAAGGTGTAGTCATAATGACTCTAAACTGGTTTGCACGAGCGCCACCGCCCTGTAGTCTACTTTTGAATGCATCAATACTCATAATTAACCTCCTACCTCACTAAATTCAACACCAGTTCTTACAGCGATGAAGTTTAGTGTAATAAAGTTGATTGAACGAGCAGGTTTGATGAAAATGTCACCAATAAACTCATTACGGTCAATTACCTCACCAGTGTTGTTACTTTCGTCACAAACAACGGAGAAGTCAGTGATACCTCTACGACCTTGAACATCACGCAAGAATGGTTCTACCAAGTTCTTAAATTGTGCTCTTGTAAATGCATCGTTGAACTCAAAGAGTTGGAATTTAGATGCAGTTGCAATTGCTTTCTCAAGAACGAGGAACAATCTACGAACATTAATTCTATCAAACGCAGAAGGTCTAGAAAGAGCAGTCTTATCACCAAACAAGAATGTTCCTTGTCCTGGCTGCGAGATAACAGGGTTAATGCGAGCAGGATATAGAATATCTCTCTGCGACTTGTTAGGGTTGAAGGCGAGTTTTACTGCACCACGAATTTGTCCTCTGTTGTAACCAGCAGGGGAGAACCATGCGTCAGCAACTTGGTCAGTGTTTGCACACAAACCAGCAATGTCACCGTTAAGTGGAACATAACGATACACATCTGCATACTTGTCGTACATATACTTGTAACCACTGTCAAACACTGCATAAGACGAACTTGCCAACTGGTCGAAAAACCCTTTAACATTAGTTGTCTGAGTGATTGCACTAGTAACAGATACAACATCTGCTCTACGAGGAGAAATGAAACCTACGCAATCTTTACGAGCCTCACAGAGGTCGATAATCATTGTTGCGTGTGTTACACCATCTGTTCCAGTAGGACAAGTTCCAGCCATTACAAGGTTAATGTCAATTGTATCTGGATCTGCAAAGAAGTTATATGCAATATCCAATTCACCAATTGTTGGAGTGTCATCAGTTCCACCAGAAAGTGTATCTGTAACAACACCGTCATTACCAGCAACATTAGTGTATGCAGTACCACCCACGATGTCTGTTCCAGCGTCTGTTAGTGATGAATCGTGATCCATCCAACGAACATATTCTGAACCGTTATTGACAATATTTGCATAGAATGCTGTTCCACCCTGTGGTGTTTTTGAAGATGCAGCCTGTGATACAAATGGGAATGTCTCTAGAACAGAGTTTCCTCTTTGTCCAGCAACATCGGCATCAAAACCAGTAATACCACCAGTGTGATCAAATACAACAATGTGCATTTCATCATTTGTGATATTCTTACCAGTTGCATAAACTGATGTGCCTGGAGCAGCATCAAAGAAGTCATAGAACTTCCAACGTCTGCGAATTGCTTCACCACCTGCCATTGCAGTAACAAGACCACCACCGTTAGGGTTGTCTAGTTGACGAATGGTTAGGACGTTAGTTGCGATTGCAGTAACTTCATACTGTTGTCCATCTGCTTCTTGTAGGTAAATGATATCACCAACATTGAACTCTGTTCCATCTGTTACAGTAAGAGATGTTGCAGCAATTGCCGCAGCATTAGTAGTTGATGTTACTGTCTGTTCATATGCAGTTGCACTTGTACAGATTGATACGCCGACTGCGTTACCATATGTGCCTGGGAATCTTGAAGCCCAGTTACCTACAGAACCTTGTCCAGCGGCATAGTTATCTTCATAATCATTATCGTTTTTAATCTTCAATCCAGTTCCGTCTGCGGTAGCGTTGACAGCGGCTGTGTCTGCACGAACTACACGAAGAGCGTTTCCGTATTGAAGAAAGTTAGCGGCAGTAAACCAGTTCTCATAGTTTGTTGAGGTTGGTTTACCAAAGACTGCCAATAGTTCCTGTTCACTTGCAATTGGAATGATTTCTTCTACAGGCCCCTGTGGGAAGCCAGAAGCAATCGCACCAATTGATGTCGCAACAGCAGGAACAACATTGGTCAAGTCTATCTCTTTGACGAGTACGCCAGGGGATACTTGAAATGCCATCTTTGTTTCTCCTTTATGGATTCATTATAATCTAAGTTTCCAAACTTACACGAATATTTATAAAAAACCTGTTCTACACCAGATTTTTATAGGTTTAGCAGCACATAAATAGTTTTATGTCGGAGTTCTATCAGAAATACAAAGATACCATTAAAAAGGTTTCTAAACGCAATTACAGGAAGCGCAAGATATGGGTAAACGAATATCTTGGCAATAAAGTCTGTAATTACTGTGGTGAATCTGAAACTGCCTGTCTCCAATTTTATCCTCACGAGAGGAAGATACGAAGTCTTACTAAAAGAAAAGGTTTGAACGAAGAATCTAGAAGTGAAGTAAACGAGTATATCAATAAATCTGAGATTGTTTGTGCAAACTGCTTTCTAAAGTTAGAAAACGATATCATTGATATTATGTAGGGATTTGAATATTTCTACCAATCAGAATCATAGGAACGAACCACTGGACTCCACCGTGTTCCATACTCATCTACGATAGTCTCACCGTATCCATTACTATTTAATCCATCATCAAAGAAACCAAATGGCGCCATGTCCTGTTCTAGTTGATGTTGTTGTTCTAAAAACATTCTTGCACGAATATCATCGTCAGTCAGTTCTTTGAAGTATGTCTGTTCTACCAACCAAGCAAATAATACACAACACATTGCAAGGTCATCTGTGTGTCCTTCTTCTGCCTCAAACGATTGTCCTTTAAGAATAAATGTCGAAAACTCATTAATCAAGTCGTAATCATTGATAATTAACTTGTCTGTTTCAATAATCTGTTTAAGGTTAGAACATCCTAGTTTTTTAACCGCCTTAGTTGTCCTTACCCCAAGTTGTGCTTTTCCACCGCTGAAACCACCCCCAACGACTTGACCCGCACGACCTCGCATGCTTGCCATTATTAGGTTCTCATACTCCAAGTCAAATTGTAGTGCAGTTGCAACTTGTTCACCAATATCATTTACTTCTACTAAGATGTATGCTTGGTTGTATGCCTTTGCAACATCTGATATAATATTAGGAAAGAGTAGGGGTTTGATTTCGTTGTTACGATATTTTGCACATATCTTATAGGGAACTGTAGATACATCGAATACAATAAATGCAGAGTAGTCGTTGTTTGTTCCTCTTGCAACGTCAGCAACTATAACGTATGTTGCACCCTCTTTTGGTTTCTCGTACATATCCAATCCAGCGTTTGACTGAATAGGGTTATGGAATGCCATCGACTTAATCTTTGCAGGAGCAATCAGTGTATTTGCAGAACCCAAGAACTCACAGTCAAACTCTCTTCTGAACTGTTCTTCAGAAGTGTTTGCGATTGTTTCTGTTCGCCACTTCTCATCTCTGCCTGGCACTTGACTCCAGTGAACATCTATGACATTATATGAGTTTCTTTTGTTCTCTGCATCCACCCATAACTTGTAGAAAAGATTCATACCGTTAGGTGTGGATACAATAATAACTTTAGTGGATTTACCAGATGAGATTGTAGGGTAAACAGAACTGAAGAAGTCCTCTGCTACGTTAGTTGGAACGAATGCAAATTCGT